CAGCGCCCCCGACCTGGGCGCCGCCGCCGACCAGATGCGGGTGGCTCGCGGTTTGCCGCCCCTGCCCCTCCAGCGGTACCGCCCTCTGGCCGGAGCCGGTGCACGCGGCATGATTGGCGTGGCCTTTGGCCTGACGCCCGAGGACGACGGTTACGACAGCCTGCGCGAAGAATTCATGGCCAATTACGAACGCTGCCTGACCGAGCGCACCCGCGTCTTTTCCGGAGTGCCCGAACTGATCGAGCAGTTGAGGCAGCTCGGCCTGGTCTGGGGCGTGGTGACAAACAAAATTGAACGCTTCACACTGCCGCTAACCGCCGCCCTGCCCCTGTTTGCCAGCGCTGGCACCATCATCGCCGGCGACACCACCCCCCACCCCAAACCCCACCCGGCACCGCTGCTGGAAGCCGCCCGCCGACTAGGGTTGTCGCCCCAGCGCTGCCTTTATGTGGGAGACGATGAGCGCGACATCGTAGCTGGGCGGGCTGCCGGGATGGGTACGGTGGTCGCTGCCTACGGCTACCTGGGCCACCAGGCTGACGTGTCGACCTGGGGCGCACATGCCACCATCGACACACCCCAGCAGCTCTTGCAATTGCTGCATTCGTCCTAAAATACGCGTTGCCAGCCTGTCGGCGTCCGCCACGCCAGCAGGTATCGAATCCGGGGCTGCACTGGTTTCGACGTGGGTTCGGGCACGCAGCAGGGCATGTCGAGGTTCTGTCACCTCGTTAAACCGCAGAAAAAAAGTAACTGCAAACGACGAACGTTTCGCACTCGCCGCTTAATCCGGCGAGCCTTGCAACAGTTGGCCGATAGGCTGGGCAAAGGCGGTCGCAAGACTGTCTCGGCTGCAAGGGAATTCATATCGGCTGGTCTGCTCCCGGGTGCCTTGGGCGTAGACGAGATCCAAGGGCACTGGCCGGATGCGTAGCGTGTCGCTGCGCGACGCATCCAGCGAGACCCCAAACAGACGACTACACATGTAGAACTGCGCGGAGAAGGCTTGCGGACGGGGGTTCAAATCCCCCCAGCTCCACCAATCACAGGGGACAGACTCGCTCTGTCCCCTTTTCTTTTTTGGGCGCACGCCCAGTATTGGCGCGGGTTCCGGCCTTGCTGCGAAGGACGCCGCTGCCCCGCGCGGTCCGGTTTCAGGCCGTATTCCGTTCTCTGTTCCCGTCTATTCTCTGTTTCTGCGAAGGACGCCGCCGCGCTCTCGCCAGCAACGGCGGGGATTTTCGGCTGCTTGTTCGTCACGGAAACCGCGTTCACGCAGGCGACCCGGCCCCGGAACTGGCCTATGTGTTTACGATGGGCCGGACCTCCCAGGTGATCGGCATCCCGGGCCGGTAGACGACCTCGTTTCCGTGCTTGATGCTGGCTTTCAGGTGCTCCGCCAAGGGTTTGTCGTACTTCTCGATCTGTTTGATGGCTCGGTCGACGGCATTGCGAAAGGCGTCCCGGACGTTCTTGCGCTTGTCTCCGGCCTTGCGTTGCCGCCCGCCGAGTCCCTTTCCTCCCTCCAGCGCTTTGGTCAGGAAGGCCATCTCCTCTTCGATCTCCTCGACTCGCGCGTGGTCTCCGGAGTCGCGCGCCTCTCCGATCTCGCCGAGGAGTTCGCGGGCACGTTGCTGCCACTCGCGGAGGGCACGCCGATCTGCAACATCGCCCGCGTCGGTCAGCGGTGCGCCGGTGACGACCTGAAAGCCATCCTCGATCTCTTCAGGCGCAACCCCGCTATTGGTAGGCAGATCGACGGCATTGGCGGCGCTTCCGCAGGCGATTTCGTAAACCGACAGTTCCCGTTCGGGAAACGCCAGCAGGAGGTTGATGTACTCCGCGCCCTTGTCGACGTTGAGCAGGCAGATGGTGTTGCGGCCCTGGAATCGCACTTCCCAGACTGCCCCGCGCTTGCGGAAGAAGTTCTCCGGCTGTTTCTCGACCGACACCACGGCGGGGATCGAATTCACCGAAGCGGACTCGTAGACCGTTCGCAGCAAGCAGTCGCCGGGCAAAGACCGTTCCCGGATCTGGGTGAAGTAACGCCGCCCGAGTTCGTCGACAGCACCGGTTACCTCCTCGGCGTGCCGCTTGTAGAGGTCGAACACCCGCTGCGCGGCCTGCCCGGCGCTGGTGTTCAGGTACTTGAGCACGCGACCGACATCGGGATAGCTGCTGATGAAGTCGGCCACGCCTGTCAGGTTCTTCACCTGGTTGGCCCGCTCCAGATAAGCGGCCGCCATGATCTTATCCTCGTCCTTCTTCCTGCTCTGGGTGAACACGTCGACCTTGTAGTGCTCCACCGGATCGTGCTGATCGGCTTTGGCGGCGAGGACGGCGAAACGCCGATCGATGCACTGCGAGCAGCCGCCGCAATGGGTGTGCTGGTTGCTCATCTCCCAGGTGTGCGTGCAGGTCATCGAATGTTTGATCAGATCATGGCAACCCGCGTTGGTGATGACCTTGACCACATCGGCCTTGGTTTTCCAGATGTACGGGTTCTCGACGATGAAGGGTTCGCCGGCCACCAGGGTGATGATGTCCTGAAAGCCTTTCATCACCCTGGGGTGCGTTGTGCGCGTGGCTCGACCGCCCACCACCTGTGCGCATACCGGGAGGTTCAGACTGATCACGCCGTTCTCGTAGAAGCGCACACTCTTGAGGCCCAGCATCCTCGCAATCGTCGCGCCGATGGAGACGTACAGGAACGACCGGCTGCGCTGGGTGTACTCGTGGTTCAGTCCTTTGGTCTTGTGGACGCGAACGGTAATGCGGTGCGGCACGTTGTCGCCTGATTTCGCGGCCAGCATCTCTTCGAGAACACGGTGTCGCTTGTTGAGCTTGGAGGTCGACTTGTGAGTGACCAGGACCACGCGCCTCCTCTGATTCACAACCTCATCAATGGCACCGGCCAGGGAGTCCAGCCCTCCGGAGAACATGACCACTTGCTCCGGCATCCCGTACATCTGCTGGGTGTCGTTGAACTCAAGGTACTCCTGGAACTGATGATCTTGGTCGAGCCTGACGAAGTCGAACTGGTACTGGTCGTCGGACAGGAACCCAAGCGTCGAGCACAGCGCCTCTCGTACGTCCCGCCTGTTCCAGAAGTCAGGGTTACGCACCGGCACCACAAAGTGCAGGTCGCGCCGCCAGCCATTGCCAAAGGTATCGACATCGTCCGCGCCGCGTCTGACCGCCTGATCGGCGCTATAGACATAGGTGGCGATCTCCAGCAGGTCGTGAAACAGTGGCGGCACGCCACGAAACATTTTGGTATGAACGTCTTCGATCCGCAGGGTGATGTTCCCGAACCCGGCCCTGCCCGAGAGCCGCAAGCGCAGGTCGCGTGCGGGGTCTTCACTGATGCCCTTGGCGGATACGTTGCCGCAAAGGATGTATCGCTTATCTTGCATCGCCGCTACTCGCTCCCACCTTCAACTCATCCCTCATCTTTTTCAGCGCGTAGCCCGCGAACCCGTCCGATGACTTTCTGGAGATGTCACCGCCTTCGTGATAACGGTGCTTGGAAAACCATTCACTCGAAAACTGCTCGACGATGAGCGATGCCTCCCGGGTGTGGGTTTGCAGCGCGAGGTTGAACTCGGCCGCCTGATTCATCGTTGCAAAACGCATCCCCTCGCCGAGCTGCGTGTTGATGACTTTGCTCAAGAAATACTGCAGTCCCTCGTTGGCAAGCCGGGCGAAGAAATGCCTGGAGAATTCACCGAACTCACGGGGCTTGCCCAAATCCGCCAGGGCCGCCCGCATCGTGTCCGGGTCGGAAGAAAACAGTGAATGGAGCTTGGGGGCCAGTACATCGTTGACGGCGCCAACGATGGCCCGGTTGGCGAGCATGCCGAGATCGGAGCGCTTGCCGGTGCCTTCCACGCGCCGATCCAGCGCTTCGGTGATTGCCGTGGTCACATCGACGAGCGAGGGATCAGTGGGAAGATGGATGCCCGCAGCAGCGAGGTGCTGGTGGATGTCGGGCTTCTTGGCGGCAATCGCCATCTGGGTCATCAGCCAGACGGCCTCGGTGTAACCCACATCGTTCATCACGAAAGAGAAGGCCTTTTCGGCCGCCGTGATGGTGGCATTCGCAATTTGGGAGACGTTTGCGCCGGCGGCGATCAGACCGACGACCTCCTTCCACGCCTTCGTTCTTGGCAGTACTCCGAGCCGAACGTGCCCCATCCAGGACTCCCTTTGTTCAGATCAAAGCATCGCGATCACTCGTGCCGTTTCACGATCACGATACTCCGGGCCTTTTTTTCCTCTTTTCTCAAGTACCCCTTGCGTACCAGCTGCGCGATTTGTTCGTGAGCGCTGGCGTGGCTGATGCCCAGCACCTCGGCCAATTCCTTGACGGTGGGCGGCAGGCCTGTGCTGTCGAAGATTTGGCAAATCGCCCTCAGCGTTCTGGTCTGCGGCTCAGTAATGCCTTCTGTCTTGTGCTTGCTCATGGCATTCCTCCTCGCCGATTTCGAGAATATATGACCTGATAAACATCAGGTCAAATGGGGCGACCCGACGCGCAAAATCTTTGCCAGGACTATGGGCGCGCGGCGCGACGCCAGTCCCAAGGGGCTACCGGATGGGCATCACGCCAGAGTCCGACGCGACGGTCCCGTGCCGCTTGCTCTGCGACCTCGTAGGTGCTGGCGTCTTCGGCGGACTGCTCCCGTGCGTACTGGCGGTACCACCAAGCCATCCCGGCGGTGATCTGAGCCAACCCTGCATCCAGGGTCTTCGGACACGTACTCACTGCGCAGTAGGGAACGGCGACCAGTACCTTGCCAACCAGGCGTCCGTAGCGGTCGCGTTTGTTGCTCTTCACGACGACGTCTTTGCCGAATACGAGGTCGGACATTGACGCCTTGGATCTCTGCCCGAACGCCTGATTCTTCTCCGGCGCATCGATCCCAGCCACCCTGATCTTGTGCTGCGTCCTATCAGCATCAAGCACGGTGACCGTGTCCCCGTCGGCCACGCCAACCACTCTGCCCGTGATGGTCTCCGCGCTGGCACTCCACGCAGCCAGGGCGATCAACGTCGCCCAGAAAAATCTCCTCGAAATCTCGCTCTCCCTATCTGATGCACGCTGAAACGGGATACCCCGACCGCCCTGTGTGCATATTCTTCGTAACGGTCTGACAACTTTACTGGCTACCGAAATGACCGTCGAACAAACACTCCCTGAATTGATGTCCCCTCGCCAACGGGCGCGCGAGGCCGCGGAAATCATCGCAACCGCCATCGCGCGCTTGCATTCCACGCGCCCCAAAGATGGCGACATTCCTCTTGGCTTCTCGGCACCCGAGCGCGTTCATACGAACCCCTCTACAAAAGGAGTTTTGAAATGAACGCACCCGCAACACCCCTCTCGCTGGCGGCGCAAATCGCTAATCTGCCGAAGCTGCCCATGAAAGCTCTGTGGGCTATCTGGGACAAGTATTTCCCGCAGCGACCGCCGCACCATAACCGGGCTTATGTCGAAGGCCGCGTCGCCTACAAAATTCAAGAGGAAGCGCTGTGCACTACGCTACTTGTCCAAAAACAAATGGCGCGGATTGGCGAAGCCCAATCCAAGATCAAGACGCAGCGCGGCGTCGAAGTTCAGGTCATCCCCGGCACTGTGTTGGTGCGGGAGTTTGACAGCCGCGAACATCGCGTCACCGCGCTGGCAGACGGATCTTTCGAATACGAAGGCCGCCGGTTCAAAAGCCTGTCAGCCGTTGCCCGCCACATCACCGGCACCCAGTGGTCGGGCCCCCTGTTTTTTGGGCTTATCAAGAACAAGCGGCGAGGAGGCGGGAAATGAATAGCGTTGTGACCAAAAAGCGCTGCGCCGTCTACACCCGTGTCTCCACCGACGAGCGCCTGGATCAATCCTTCAACTCTCTTGATGCCCAGCGCGAAGCAGGCCATGCCTACATCGTGAGCCAGCGTGCCGAGGGCTGGTTGCCGGTCGCCGATGACTACGACGACGGCGGCTACTCAGGCGGCAACATGGAACGCCCGGCATTGAAACGGCTGATGGCCGACATCATGGCCGACCAGATCGACATTGTGGTCGTCTACAAGATCGACCGCTTGACACGCAGCCTGGCCGACTTCGCCAAGCTGGTGGAGCTCTTCGAGCGCCACAAGGTGTCGTTCGTGTCGGTGACACAGCAATTCAACACCACCACGTCGATGGGGCGGCTGATGCTGAACATCTTGCTGTCTTTCGCCCAGTTCGAGCGCGAGGTCACCGGCGAGCGCATCCGCGACAAGATCGCCGCCAGCAAGCGCAAGGGTCTATGGATGGGGGGATACACGCCGCTGGGCTACGAGGTCAGAGACCGCAAGCTCGTTGTTGTGGAAAAAGATGCGGAGGTCATCCGGCGAATCTTCATGCGATTTACCGAGACACGCTCCATCACGGATATCGTCCGCGAGATGGCCCTGGAGGGAATCACTACCAAGCCCAACCGCCTGAAGGATGGCCGCGTGCGCAACGGCACGCCAATGGACAAGAAGTACATCTCTAAGGTACTGCGCAATCCAATCTACGTTGGCGAGATCCGCCATAAAGGGGAGGTGTTTGCTGGACAGCACGAGCCGATCATCACCCGCCAGCTTTGGGATCGCGTGCAAGCCATCCTCGCCGAGGATGCTCACCAGCGCATGGGCAAGACCCAAACCCGGCACAAGACCGATGCGTTGTTGCGCGGACTGATGTACGGCCCTGATGGTGGCAAGTACCACATCACCTACAGCAAGAAGCCCTCGGGCAAGAAGTACCGCTACTACATCCCTAAGGCGGACAGCCGCTACGGCTACCGCAGCAGCGCCACCGGGATGATCCCGGCCGACCAGATCGAGGAAGTGGTGGTGAACCTGCTGGTGGGCGCGCTCCAGTCGCCCGAAAGCATCCAAGGGGTCTGGAACACGGTGCGCATCAACTACCCGGAGATCGACGAGCCAACCACCGTGCTGGCCATGCGCCGCCTCGGCGAGGTCTGGAAGCAGTTGTTCCCCGCTGAACAGGTGCGGCTGGTCAACCTGCTGATTGAGCGTGTCCAGCTCCTCTCCGATGGCATCGACATCGTCTGGCGTGAGTCGGGATGGCGGGATCTGGCCGGTGAGTTGCAGGCGAACAGCATTGGGGGCGAAATGCTGGAAATGGAGCTTGTCCCATGAACCGCTCGTCCAAGAAGCTGGTCAGCGATGGCAAACCCCACGAGCGCCACCACCCGCTGGAAGGCGGCGGTGTCCGGATCACGACTTTCGTGCCATTTCATTTCAAGAAGCGCGGCGTCAAGAAGGTGATCGTCGCACCGGAAGGCGTCAGCCAGCCTGTCGCCGTTACCGATACCCCGGTGCTTTCCCCCGAACAGGATCGCCCTCTGCTCAAGGCACTGGGACGTGGCATCTACTGGCAGCAGCTGATCGACAACGGAACAGTGGCCAGCGGCACCGAGATCGCCGAACGGGAGCGCATCCACCGTTCCACCGTCAACGATCTGCTGCGGCTGGCGCTTCTCGCCCCCGACATCATCCAGGCCGCCTACGAAGGACGGCTGCCCCGGGCGGTGTCCTTGGAAGCCCTGCTGCGGGCCAAGGTGCCTTTGGACTGGGATGAGCAACGCCGCTTGATCGCGTCCCTCGGGTAGCGGAGGAACCAACAAAAAAATTTTCCGCTACGCCAAATGTAGCTGTTGCTACGCCGGATGTAGCGCCTTCCCCGATGAAGGCGTGCATCGGTCATCAACGGCCAGTACAGGATTGGCCACCGGTCGCGCCCTAATCCCTGAACGGGAAGGAGCACGGCAATGGCCTATTCCATGGCATTAGCTGGAGGCTCCGGTGGCACACCGGGCCTCAATTCCGGCGTCGGCTTCAGTTCGACGCCTACCCCTGAAACCACGGCGCTATCCCAACGGCGGTTCTTGAGCGAGGTCGAGCTCGCCAACCGCTGGGGCATGTCCCCCAAGACCCTCACCCGCTGGCGCGGCATGGGAAAAGGTCCCTTTTTCGTCAAGTTCTCGAAGAAGGTGGCTTACCCCCTCGAGGGCGAGAACGGGGTGCTCGATTACGAGAAACGCCACGTTTACGCCTCCACATCCGAACGTGTGCCGGTGAAAGGAGGTCAGTCATGAAAGAACTGACTCTCTACCCCGCCGACCTCGCGGCCATGAGCACTGCCCAGCTGGCGGCGCTACCGATCAGCGATTTCGTCGCTGCCGAGCGCAATGTCGACGAGGCCGTCGCTTACCTCAAACAACTGCGCACCAAGCTGGATGCCGCCAAGCTCCAGCGTTACGGCGAGCAGGCCCGTTCTGCACTGCGCGACTCTGGCCGCGACTTCGGCACTGTCCATGTCAGGGACGGTGCGCTGCACATCAAGTACGAGCTTCCCAAGAAGGTGACCTGGAATCAGGGCATCCTCAAGGAGATGGCCGAGCGCATCGTCGCTTCGGGCGACAAGGTCGAGGATTACATCGACGTCAAGTTGTCGGTGTCTGAGTCGCGCTACACCAACTGGCCCTCGGCCCTGCAGCAGCAGTTCGCTGCCGCCCGCACGGTCGAGGAAGGCAAGCCGAGCATCACCCTGACGCTCGATGGGGGGGCCGCATGAAAAAGCTCCCCATCGTGTCCGCTATCGAGCGGATGGCCGAGCGCAAGGGCGTGAAGCTGCTGATGCTGGGCAAGTCCGGCATTGGCAAGACCACCCGGCTCAAGGACCTCGACCCGACCACCACGCTGTTCCTCGACATCGAGGCGGGCGATCTTGCCGTGGCTGACTGGCCGGGCGACACCATCCGCCCGGCATCGTGGCCGGAGAGCCGCGACTTCTTCGTGTTCCTCGCGGGTCCCGACAAGTCGCTGCCGCCGGAGGCCGCGTTCTCGCAGGCGCACTACGACCACGTCGTCGAGAAGTTTGGCGACCCGGCGCAACTCGACCGCTACCAGACCTTCTTCCTCGACTCGATCACCCAGTTGTCCCGCCAGTGCTTCGCGTGGTGCAAGACGCAGCCGGGTGCCGTCAGCGAGCGATCCGGCAAGTCCGACCTGCGTGCGGCCTATGGCCTGCTCGGCCAGGAAATGATCAGCGCGCTGACCCACCTGCAGCACGCTAGGGGCAAGAACGTGGTGTTCGTGGCGATCCTCGACGAGCGCCTTGATGACTACAACCGCAAGGTGTTCGTGCCGCAGATCGAGGGCAGCAAGACCAGTCTGGAGCTGCCCGGCATCGTCGACGAGGTCGTGACGCTGGCTGAGATCAAGGCCGAGGACGGCAGTAGCTACCGCGCTTTCGTCACCCACACCGTCAATCCCTACGGCTTTCCGGCCAAAGACCGCAGCGGTCGCCTCGACCTGCTGGAGCCACCACATCTCGGCGCGCTGATCGCCAAGTGCGCAGGCGCAACCGTCGCGCCTGCCAGCGCCGTCCCCCCCGAACACATCGAATCCCAGGAGTAATCGCAATGACCGCATGGACTGACTTCAACGATGCCGAAGCCCAGCAATCCGGCTTCGATCTGATTCCCAGGGGCACCGTCGTCCCGGTGCGCATGACCCTCAAGCCCGGTGGCTACGACGACCCGTCGCAGGGCTGGGGCGGCGGCTACGCCACCGAGTCCTTCGAGACCGGTTCCATCTATCTCGCCGCCGAATTCGTGGTCACCTCGGGCGAGTACGCGAAGCGCAAGATGTGGTCGAACATCGGCCTCTACTCCAAGAAGGGCCCCACCTGGGGCCAGATGGGGCGCAGCTTCATCCGCGCGGCCCTCAACAGCGCCCGCAATGTTCACCCGCAGGACAACAGCCCGCAGGCCGCCGCCGCGCGCCGCATCCAGGGGTTCCACGAACTGGATGGTCTGGAGTTCATCGCCCGCGTGGACATCGAGAAGGATGCCAAGGGCCAGGACCGCAACGTGGTCAGGATCGCGGTCGAACCCGACCACCCCGACTACGCCAAGTTGATGGGCGTGCCGCCCAAGACTTCCGGTGGTGGCACTTCCGGCGCTCCGGTGCAGGCTGCGCCCACCTATGCGGCCCCGGCCCCGCAGCGAGCGTCGGTGACGGGCAAACCGTCCTGGGCGCAGTGAGGGGGGGCGACCATGAACGCATCCATGCTCACTGCCAGCCACTACGGCGTTGTGCATTTCGGCGATCTCGGCTGCGAGGCGGTCGTGCTCACCACCGGTGAGCGCGGCTACGTCCGCAAGGAGCTGGCCAAGCTGCTCGGCTTTCACGAGTCGCACAAGGGTGGCCGTTTTGCCCGCTTCCTGGCGGATTTCGCGCCTAACTCATTGTCGCTACTGGAAAAAACTCGTGGGCCGATTTTGCTGCCATCGGGGCGGCAGGCGCAGTTCTTTCCCGCCGGAATCATTGCCGACGTCGCATCGGCGGTCGTCAACGCCGCCATCGACGGCACGCTGCACAAGGCCCGCCAGGGCATCGTGCCCAACTGCATGAAGATCATGCGGGCGCTGGCCACCACCGGCGAGGTCGCGCTCATCGACGAGGCCACCGGCTATCAGTACCGCCGTGAGCCCGATGCGCTTCAGGAGTTGATCTCCAAGCTGCTGCGCCAGTCCTGCGCCTCGTGGGAGCGCCGCTTCCACCCGGACTACTACCGCGCCATCTATCGGTTGTTCGGCTGGACGTACCAGGGGCACGACCAGAACCCGCCGCACGTCGTCGGCCAGATCACGCTGCGCTGGGTCTATGGACCGGTGCTACCGGAAGATTTGCTGAGCGAGATCCGCCACCGCAAGGGCATCTCGCAAAAGCACCACCAGTGGCTGTCCGATCAGGGGCTCGCGCACCTGGAGTCGCAGATTCACGCGGTCACCGCGATTGCGCGCAGCTCGACGAGCTACCCCGACTTCAAGCGCCGCTGTGAGGCCGCCTTTGCTGGCGCTGCCCTGCAGTTGGGCCTGCTGCTCGATGAGCTCGAGGAGGTGGCGTGAAATGCTGGGTCTGCAAACGACAGGCCCGGGGCTACGGCCACACCGACAACCGGCACGGTATCGGCGATCCCCGGCGCTACCCCATCGACTGGGTGTTTTGTTCCCGTCGCTGCCAGGAGGCGTTTCACACGCTGTACGGCAACTGGCTGAGGGCCAAGGAAGGCCGCATCGACAAGACGGAGGTCGTCATGATCGATCCGTCTGAGCTCGAACTGGCCGCGATGAAGAAGTGCCTCCCGGCCTTCGGCGCGGCAGCCGAGGACATCGGCTTCGACAAACCCTTGAGCGCGTACTCCGAGGCCGAGGCCCTGCGGGTGATCGACGCCATCGTGACCCGCTACACGCAGGCGATGGTCGAGCACCACGAGGCGACCAAGTACCCGCCGGTGCGCGGGCTCAAAGAACCGGTGTCGGACCCGTTCGCCGACCTGGAGGACGACCTGCCGTGGGAGATGAAGTCATGATGGACTTCAACGCCACGGCCAGTCTGTCGGGTCAAGTCACCGCGCTGATCGACCTCGGCATGCAGCGTGCCCGCGCGGCGCAGCCTCGGCGCGCGTACCTCGGTGCCTCGCGTCTCGGGGCCGCCTGCGAGCGCGCGCTGCAGTACGAGTTCGTCGACGCGCCGGTCGATCCGGGGCGCGAGACCGACGGTCGCATGCTGCGCGTCTTCGAGCGCGGCCACGTCATCGAGGACTGCATGGCTCGGTGGCTCTGTGCGGCGGGCTTCGACCTGCGCACGCGCAACGACGCGGGCGAGCAGATCGGCTTTGCGGCGCTCGACGATCGGCTGCAGGGCCACGTCGATGGCGTCATCGTCGCGGGGCCGGATCTCGGCCACGGCAGCGGCTATCCGGCGCTGTGGGAGAACAAATGCCTGGGCAACAAATCCTGGCGCGATCTGGAGAAGCATCGGCTGGCGGTCGCCAAGCCCGTCTACGCGGCGCAGATCGCGCTCTACCAGGCCTACCTCGAACTGCACGAGCACCCGGCGCTCTTCACCGCGGTGAACGCCGACACGATGGAGATCCACGCCGAGCTGGTGCCGTTCGATGCTCAGCTTGCGCAGCGCATGTCCGACCGGGCGGTGAAGCTCATCACGGCCACCGAGGCGGGCGAACTGCTGCCGCGCGCCTTCTCAGATCCCACCCATGTCGAGTGCCGGATGTGCCCCTGGCAGGACCGGTGCTGGAGGGCTGCGGCATGACCGACACCCCACTGCGCCAGGCCCTCGGGGAGCGCCTGATCGACGCACGCGAGGCGGCGCTCGTGCTGAACCTGCCGCTCTACTGGCTCACCCACGCCAAGGAGCGGCAGCGTTTGCGCCTGCCGCACTACCGGGTCGGCAAGCTCCTGCGCTTCAAGCTCTCTGAACTGATCGCGTGGATGGAAGCGAGCCAAGCCCCGCACACGGCCGCCGTCGTGCACGAGGAGGAGGCGGATGCTGGACTTCAATGACACCGCACCCGAGCCCGAGATCCCGGCATCCGACCGCCGCGAGGCTGTGCGCGCCGCGCTGCTCTCCAGGCTGGAAGCGGTGCTGTTCACGCTGTTTCCCGCCGGGCGGACGCGCCGCGGCAAGTTCCTCGTCGGCGACGTGCTCGGCAGCCCGGGCGACAGCCTCGAAGTCGTGCTCGAGGGCGAGAAAGCCGGCCTCTGGACCGACCGCGCCACCGGCGACGGCGGCGACGTCTTCGACTTGATCGCGGCCCATCTGGGTGTGGATGCGGTGAGCGACTTCCCGCGGGTGCTGGCACACGCGGCCGACCTCATCGGCCGCGTCCCGGCCCCCGCCGGCCGCCAGCGCCGCAAGGACGCCCCGGTCGACGACCTCGGCCCGGCCACCGCCAAGTGGGACTACCTCGACGCGCAAGGACGCCTGATCGCGGTCGTCTACCGCTACGACCCGCCCGGGCGCAAAAAGGAGTTCCGGCCCTGGGACGCGCGCCGCCGCAAGATGGCCCCGCCCGAGCCGCGCCCGCTCTACAACCAGCCCGGGATGATCAGTGCCGCGCAGGTGGTGCTGGTCGAAGGCGAGAAGTGCGCGCAGGCGTTGATCGACGCCGGCTTTGTGGCCACCACCGCGATGCATGGGGCCCACGCCCCGGTGGACAAGACCGATTGGTCGCCGCTCTCCGGCAAGGCGGTGCTCGTTTGGCCCGACCGTGACAAGCCCGGCTGGGACTACGCGATGGCCGCCGCCCAGGCGGCGCTGGCCGCGGGCGCGAAGTCTTGCCACATCCTGTACCCGCCCGAGGACAAGACCGAGGGCTGGGACGCGGCCGACGCCGTGGCCGAGGGTTTCGACGTGTCCGCCTTCCTGGCGCACGGCCCGCGCGTGCAGGTGCACGACATCGCGGACCCGGGCGAGCCAGTGGTGGGCACTGACGAGTCGGTGTGGGGCACCGAGGACGCGCTGGCGCTCGCCTTTACCCGTCGCTATCACCGTGACTGGCGCTTTGTTGCCGCCTGGGGGCGCTGGCTGGTGTGGGACGGCCAGCGCTGGCGCACCGAGGACACGCTGGCCGCCACGGACTTGATCCGCGGTGTGTGCCGCCATGCCGCCGTGCGGGCCGACAACCCCAAGGTGGCCGCCAAGCTGGCGACTTCCGGCACCGTGAGCGGGGTGGAACGGCTGGCCCGTGCCGATCGACGCCATGCCGCGACCACGGCCGAGTGGGACGCCGATCCGTGGCTGCTCAACACCCCAGGCGGGGTGGTCGACCTCAAGACGGGTCGGATGCGCACGCATGACCGTGCCGACCGGATGACCAAGATCACCACAGCCACGCCCAGCGGCGACTGTCCGACGTGGAAGCAGTTTATCGACGAGGTCACGGGCGGTGATGCCGAACTGCAAGCCTACCTGCAACGGATGGTCGGCTACGCCTTGACCGGGTCAACGCAGGAGCACGCGCTGTTCTTCCTGTACGGCACCGGCGCCAACGGCAAGAGCGTGTTCGTCAACACCCTGGCGACGATCCTGGGCGACTACGCCGCCAACGCGCCCATGGACACGTTCATGGAGACGCGCAGCGACCGCCATCCGACCGACATGGCGGGCCTGCGCGGGGCGCGTTTCGTCGCGGCCATCGAGACCGAACAGGGCCGGCGCTGGGCCGAGTCCAAGGTCAAGAGCCTCACCGGCGGCGACAAGGTCTCGGCGCGCTTCATGCGCCAGGACTTCTTCGAGTACACACCGCAGTTCAAGCTGGTGATCGCCGGCAACCACAAGCCCGCGATCCGCAACGTGGACGAGGCGATGAAGCGCCGGCTGCACCTCATCCCCTTCACCGTGACCATCCCGCCCGAGCGGCGCGACAAGCACCTGCAGCGCAAGCTCCTGGCCGAGCGCGACGGCATCCTGGCCTGGGCCGTCGAAGGGTGTCTGGCCTGGCAACGGCTGGGCCGGCTCGATCCGCCGCCGCGCGTCCTGGAGGCCACCGAGGAGTACTTCGAGGCCGAAGACGCGCTGGGCCGCTGGCTCGACGAGCGCTGCGTGCGGCAGGTCAACGCCAAGTCGCTGACCGCCGAGCTCTTCAACGACTGGAAGCACTGGGCCGAGGCCGCCGGCGAGTTCGTCGGCTCGCAACGGCGGTTTTCCGATCTGCTGATCACGCGCGGACTGGAGAAGTGGCGCAACGCCTCCGGCATGCGCGGCTTTCGTGGCATCGGCCTCAAGCACCCGCCCAAGCCCGCCTACACCCCTTACGCCGATGACTGAACGGCCCGGCCACCCCTTCGGACTGACGCATCTGACGCATCACGACGTAAGTTTTCCCGCGCGCGTGCGCGTGCGCGCGCCTCATGGGAAGTTTCGTCAGACTGTGTCGGATGCGTCAGTCCCGCACCGAATGAGGACTAACCCCATGACCATCACCTTGCTTGCCCTCGATCTGGGCACCACCACCGGCTGGGCGCTGCGCAGCCGCGACGGCCACATCACCAGCGGCAGCGAGAGCTTCCGGCCGCAGCGCTTCGAAGGCGGCGGCATGCGCTTTTTGCGCTTCAAACGCTGGCTGACCGAACTGAAGGCTCACGCCGAAGGCATCGACGCGCTGGTCTTCGAGGAAGTGCGCCGCCACGTCTCGACCGACGCGGCGCACGCCTACGGCGGGTTCCTCGCCACGCTCACCGCCTGGTGCGAACACCACGGCATCCCCTACCAGGGCGTGCCTGTGGGCACGATCAAGAAGCACGCCACGGGCAAAGGCAACGCGAACAAGACGGAGATGTTGGCCGCCATCCGTGCGCGCGGTCATCGGCCCGCGGACGACAACGAGGCCGACGCCCTGGCCTTGCTGCACTGGGCGGTGCATCACCACGACACGGCGCAGGAGGTGTGAGATGGATGTCCCGACCCCTCGCTACCGCTGCCCGCCCGCGCGCCTGCAGCCCGAGCCGATGGACGTGGAGGCCGTCAAGCGACGCGGCTGGCGTGAGCAACGCCTGCTCGTGGTCTCGCCCGACGACGACCGGCTCGACGGGATGGAGCGTGAGCTG